AGCTCTAGTGTTAGTAATAACACTTGGCTTATCCATAATCGCCCAACAAGTTCCATAAATAGATGCTTGAGTCTGCATTTCTTTGATTACATTGTTGAAGTTTCGCCCATCTAAATCTGCATCATTCAGGAATGACTCTAAATCTGGGTCTCCAGCTAGTGAACCATAATCTCTAGTTGCATGAACTCTAAATAAAAAACTTGAATATATTTGTACGACATTTCTACAATGATTGTCTAAGGGTGTAAAACCAACCCTTTTCATGTACTCCTCATCAGACTCTAGGATATATCTATTTAGGAAATAACCATTACCATAATCATCTCCACCTAAATATGATCTGTAATGGAAGTTCCATCTATGAAAGTTTTTCTCATAATCGCTATGTCTAGCTGTTAAGAAATCTCTACTGTATATCGCCATCTAACTCCACCTAGTCGGTTCACTTGGTTTAAAATCTCTACGCAAAGGGAAAACATATTCAATAAGATAGCCTATTGCATCAGCCATATGGTCATACCCACTATCCTTATCAGGTATATGAGTTCCCTCTTTGTATATTTGTCTTTCTAAACTTTTAATTAAATTTTTGCAAGATTTGGTTATGAAAAGACTTGACACTCCATTAGCATTTTTAAGTTTAGAATTTACTGCATTTATTCTATCTCTTACTTGAGGGTGCGTTGGTCTAACCTTTACATTGAACCCAGCATTTCTAAGTAATGATAAATCAGTAGAACCACCAGCACTTGTCTTTCTTTGTCTTGCGGCTGGGTCAGGATAAATCACAATGTTTCGTACTCCATATCTTGCTTTTATTTCATCAATCATATCATTTGTATTTGCGTTGTATATTTGTATCTCATCAAAAATTATTAAATTATTATCTCTTATCTGACCAATACAACAAGCCATAGGGTTATAGTTGAAGTCCATTCCAATATGCAAAGGTAATTCTTTTTGTTCATATGTGTCTATAATGTGTTTGTTTCTATCAAAGTTATAATAAATAACTCCAGCATAATTAACAAATGTAGCTAAATATTCTTGCTGGAAAGTTCTTTCATCTAGGTCATTCTTTGCCTGATCTATTTCTTCTTGAGTTACTTGACCACCCTCAATAGTTGTAAACTTAAAACTTTCCCATTCAGGGTCTTTTTTTGTAAACAATGAATAAGTCCAATTTCCAAACCCTTTAGGGGTCAAACAAAACAAAGCTGAACCCATAGTATATTTATCTGAAAGTGTAGGTCTTAATACTTCATACCAAGCCTCAGGCTTTATGTCTTGTGCTTCGTCCATAACAATAAGTGAAATACTAGACCCACGAAGAGAGTCAAAATTTTCTGCACCTTTTAAACTAATTTGTGTTCCATTACGCAAATATAAAGTTAATTGTGTTTCATTTATCTTAGCAACCCATCTATGCTCTAGCATCTTTTCTTTTAATGGTTTCCACATTATCTCTCTGCTTTGTCTATAGCTAGGACTTATGTAAAATATCTTTTTGTTTGCATATTGACCAAATTTTGCCAATTCATTTAAAGCTATAAATGTTTTACCAAATCTACGACCTGTTACTAATACCCTAAACCTTTTATCTGATAGTATTACTTTTTTTTGAGGTTCACTAAGAGGCACTAATCAATAGACCATGTTAAAGGCTGACTATCTTCTCCTACAGGAATATCAGATTGACCCAACATTTGTTTACCCAACCATATAAGCATAACAGCATTTAGCTTTTCAGCACTCTTCCATTGTAACTGTCTAAGCCTTAGTTTCATCTCTGCTCTCCCTTTTGTGAGATATTCGGAATAACTCTTTCTAATCAGGCTTTCATCACACCCAAAGAAGTCTGCTATCTCTACATTTGTCATTCCGTATTTAGCTAGTTTTTGTACTTCCTCTGTGTCTATGTCGTACTTTTTCGGTCTTGCCATTAGTGAATTGTAATACCCTCTCTTAATACTTCTTCTTTTTGGACTTCGTGATACTGATATAAATATTCATGTGCTTGTTCTTCGGTATCAAAACCTGATACCTGAATAATAGCTGAGAACTTCCCATAGCTATCAGGAATAGTCATAAATAATTTTTTCAGTTCTTCGTCCATCATATTATTCTACACTAATACTCATCTTATCCATAGCCTCTTTTGATACTTTTCCCTGTCTATATGCTTCTATTATATCTTGATCTGTATCATTTAAGGTTCTAAATCCTTTTTGCCAAGAACTTAAATTAGTAAATGGGTCTCTAGTCATTATACCAAAATCATCTTTTTTATCTAATTTTTGCGGCTCGTTCTCCCAACCTTTATTATTTAACCAAGTTCTAAAGTGTTGAATAAACTTCTTATCATCATGCGAATTACAAAACTTTTCCCATTTTTCTATCAACGCATCAGGTTCAGGCATATCTTTTAGTTTATCAAAAACTTTAAATGCTTGTTGTTTATTACCTGTTTTATAAGTTAGCTTTGACCATATATTATTAAATATATCTATATTACTATTACTGTTACTATAACTATTACTGCTTTGCGTTCGCTCTGCGTTCGCATATCTTTTATTTGCTGACTCTCTAGCTTTTACTGATTTTTCTTGCACCCAATTAAATTCTTCTCTTTGTGCTTTTGAGTAATAGGTTTTGCCCTCTTCTCTAAAATATTGTGCTAAAATATAATTTATCATCTTATCATCAGCATTTTGACAAATTCTTTTAAGCCTATCCATATCATTAGGTAATGTTGCTTCATTCTTCCAAGCATAACAAAGTAATCTAAAATATAAACCTAATTCTTCATTTGTTAGATTTACTGTATCTGCTATAAAATTATCAGGACTAATTCCCATCTTCCATATTTTTTGTGCCATATTTTTCTCCAATTTCTTTTTGTGCTAGTCTAATACAATCTTCTTGATAGCCTTGCCATGTATTTTGTGTTTCTAAACAAATATTAATGTATCTTCTAGCTAGTTTATCCACTTCGTCTTTATATTCCCCATACTTCTTGTCTATTTTTTTTAGCATCAGGGTCTTTCCATTCATAATCATCAAGTTTTGGTGCAAATAAAACTTTTAGATCATCAATACTATTTGCAAGTTTAAGTGTATGTTCTAGGCTTTTTAAATGTGTTTCTGCTTCTCCTATGTAATCATAATCAGGTATAAAAGGAACAAACTCACATACTTTTTGGTCTTTTCTTCTAGGCTCTTTACCTGTAACTAATAAAAAACTACAATCAATATTCTTGTTTGTTTTTTCTTGATATGCTTTTTTGTAGATAGCCATTTGAAGTTTGTCATCATAAGTAAGCATAAACTTATCCTTTGTTTTCAAATCAATTATGTAAACAGTTTCTTCATCTTCATAAACATAATCAACAAAACCAATAAAGGGACAACCATAAATTAATGTTTCAATTCTAATTTGATTGTTAATTAGTGTTTTTTTATCTTCAAAAAATAAAAACGCATTATGTAATTGGTTTATCATTGGTTCAATCATATCATATTGTTTTTGATTTTCTTCAATATCATCAATAAAGTTTGTAGCTGACTTGTAATAATTTTTAGCTACTTCAATACAATCTTTAATAGTTGTTCTTTTTAAAAGAAATTGATCTATCCCAAATTCAACAGCTTTACCACGTTCCATTCTAGCATTAGATACTTTTGGATAACCCAATACATAATCAAGAAAGAACTTAGCTTTGTTATTCTTAAAAGATTTTAATCTACTTGCTGAAAAAGGAAGTAGGTGGTTTTCTGTTTCAAACTTTTCAAATACTTTTAAATCAATCATTTTTTTTCTCCATTTTTTTCTATATCATAATCATTAATAGATTTTTGTAAAAAATTTAAAAACACATAAATAAAAGTTTGTGTGTTTGTTGGTCTAAAATTTACTTCATTTGCAACTTTATTTTTTACATCTTTCCACATACCCTTTGGCAATTCTGGGTAGATGTTAATTCTTTCAGATATGTAATCATTTTTATTGGTCATTTTTTTCTCCATTAAATAAATCATTTTGCATATACATCTCTAAATCACTAGAGTCATATCTTTTATTATCCCCTTTTGGATAAGGTAATAATTTTATTTTTAATTTTCTAAGCATATTTTTTTTCTCCTTTTTATTTCCAAGTAAATACAAATACCTAAAAGTAGGTTTCATTTTTTCTACTTTCACAATATTCCCTTTTGTGTGAATACCTCTTCTTATGTCAAATGTACTACCATCTTCAAAATGATAGCGCTTTTTAGGTGTACTCGTCCCTGTATAATACCAATTTGTTGCCTGATAAATATAACCTGTATGATAAACATTTGGGTCAGCATAAGAAATTATAGCCATAGGTTGTGGTAATAATTTCAAACATTGACTTACAAAATAAGACAAACAATTTTTATCTAAGTCATTAGTTACAAGTCTATTTAATTCTAAAGTAGTTACTTCAAGATCATTAAATAAACATCTACCTTTGTTATACATATAGTTAGGTGGATAACCAAAAGTACAAACACCAAATATCTGCAAATCTTTAATCAATCCAAAAGCATATGAAACACTACATCTTCGTTTTGCATAATGTTTTTTTAATATCCATTCCATATATTCTTGTTTCATTAATCGTTTTACAGAATAATCTTTTATTCCCATATTAATCTTTGTTTATCATCAACAGGTTTCCATTGATAATAATAAAGTTTATTCATTTTATCTTTAATAAACTTATCAGGTATCATAGTTGTTTTTATTGGTTTATGTAATTGGCTTAGAGGCACAATCATATAATCATTTTTGTATGTAAGTTTTAGATTTGCTTTTCTTGTAAATGCTCTTTTTACATATACACCTTGAACACTTATCAAGTTGCCATACAAAGTTTTTACTTCTTTAACTACTTCTCTTGATACCATCTTTGTCTCCAATAAATTTCTTCATAATATAATTAAATATTTTTGGATAAGGTAAAGAACCCATACCAACAGCTTTCTCTACTTTATCTTTTGATTTGTTCAGCAACTCTTTATCTACTTCCATAGTTATTCGTTGCGACTCATAATCTCTAAGTTTATTTCCCATGTTTCATCTTCTCCATTACAATTTGTTTTAGTTTTTCTTTTTCTCTAAATATTATTTTGTAGTTAGCATGATCTTCTCTGCATAGAGGAATAAGATTTGATACTTCATTTTTGAGACTAGGTTGCTTTGACTTACTCTCAATATGGTGTAAATCAACTGCAACCTTGTTCTCACAATACCAACACATAATCGTATCATATTCAGATAGACCATAATATTTTAGAAATATGCGTTTATATTTAACCAAAATACTTTTTATGTACTTTGACAGCTTCAGCAGTAAGTTGGTCAATATCGGATATTCCAAACTGACCTGACCCCATACTCCTAGTTACAATGCCTGTTATAAACATACTAGCATCTACTCTAAGACCTGAGTTATAATTACCATTACCATTATTTGAAACAGTTCTAACTTCGGTTTCTCTGCTATAATCCTGATAATTAGATTGAGGCTCTTCCATATCGCCAACTTTTCTAATCTCAGTAATGTTTTTGAAATCTCCATTTTGAACAATATCATATTCAACTTCATCTCCTTGATGAAACTGAGTAAGATCGTGCATTGGTTTAAATGGCTTGTTTGAAAAATCCAAAGTAGATGAATAAAATTGACCATCAATTTTAATACTTGGATATTTATTTTTTGTTATTATTAATTCTACTGTTCCTCTCATTTTTTTCTCCTTATTTTAAAATGGAATACTTTCTGTTTTCCATGCAAGTCTTTATCACTTTTTCTTCGTGATAACCATACTCAAATCCACTCATTTGCATTTGAGCAGTAAATCTACATTCTTGTAAGTCTCCATAAAAGTTCTTTGCTTGAGAACCCTCAGGGTCATAAACAGGTGTATAAGCACAGCCTGACAAGAATAGTAAAATCATAAATACTCTAATCATTCTTTTCTCCGTTTTTCTTTTCTAAAAAAATTATTGATTGCTCTTTTCCACTTAGAGTCAAACAATTTCATTTGTAATGGCTCTAAATAAAAATTATATCCTGACTCTTTGTAAATATTTACCCAAAGACCATATAAAAAGTTTCTTGGAATAGGATTTTTTCTACTCAATAATTTTTTATAATCTTTACCTTTATCAATTAGTTCCTTATCTTTTTTTTCTGAAATAGAATATGTTTGATTACCAACTGTAACAGAAACCATCTTTTCATTATAAGGAACTAATCTTATTTCTGGTTTAGTCATAGTTCCCTTGCATGATGAGTTAAGAAACCCTCTTGATATGCTTCAAACTCCATAATCTTAGATTTTGTACTTTCTTTAAATTGTGTTGTTATTAACATACCTTTACTTTTATAATATTCTAATACTGCTTCCAATACTTCTTCAGCAGTTTTTTCTTTTATGCTATGTTCTTCAATAACTTCCCATATAGTTTTAGTCATTTTTTTTCTCCATATTTTAATTTAAAATCTTTTCTTTTAAATTGTTTCAACCAAGCATGAGCTAATTCAATATTTTTAAATGTTTTATTAGTGCCTGTATGTTTGTTTTCTTTTTCAATTTCCGTTTGTACTTTATAGGAAACCAAAGCATGAAATAAAGTATAATAGATTTCGTTTTTAAGTTTCATTTATTTTTCCTTTTTTAACTCTAAGAACATCTACAACAACACCTCTAACTTCTTTATCTTCCTTTACTACAACTTTAATTGTTTCATCAGGTTTTAGTTTTGGTGTTTCTCGTTCAATACCGAATTGTATTGCGTCCATAACCATTTTGTTTTTGTTCATTTTACCTTTGCCATTGTAAACAAATTTATCTGTCATTTTTTTCTCCTATTTTGTTTTAATTAATTCTTTTAAAGCTAAAGCTATTCTACGATATTGATAATAATCTTGAACTGCTTTTTTAGATAGTTTCATTTTTTTTCTATCTTCATTACCAATACTTTGCCATTGACCATCTCCTCTAAAAGAAAATCTATCAAAAGATTTGTCTATAATTTCTAACAATTCTTTTTCAGAATTAAATTGTAAAGGCTGTGTTAAATCCTCAATGTCTTGATTTTTTGCATTTGATAAATTTATTTCAAACATTTTTTTCTCCAAGTTTAAGTTGTTGTAAAACCTCTTTCATATAAGAAGTTTTATTTAAGTGTCTCCAATTTTTAAGCATCTTTCTATAAGTTACTTTCCAATCTGAGATATTACATTTAGCATTATCAAATAAAGCAATATTACTTTTTAGATAATTATATTTTGTGTGTTCACTAGGATTTGGAATATAAGAATTTTGTATTTTATATTTCTTATGTTCTCCATTGTAATGATAAACACAATGATAATACTTATTAGATTTTTTTACAAAAAATGGGTAAGTCCCACAATCAATTAATTTATACATTTTTTTCTCCTATAACCAATGCGGCACTAAAAATAGTATCGCATTAATAAATAATATTAAAATAAATAACCAACTAGGCATATTTTTTTCTCCATTTGTAATTAACTTTCCAAAATATTTCTTCGCACATAGGTTCATCAGCAGTAAAACCACCATTGAAATATTCTGTAAAAAGAGAGTTTGGATAATTTTGTTTTACAATTCTTTCTGCTTTTTTTATTGTGCAATCATTACAATTTACTTTTACTAAATTTTCTCTGTTACCTGAAACATTATTAATAATTTCAAATAAATAAAATCGGTTCTTGTGCATAATTTTTTTCTCCTTAAGCTTTATATGTTTCTTTAACAATTCTATCTTGATATTTATCCTTATCAAAACTAGGATTAGACTCTTTAATCATACTAAATACTTTTTCTTCATGTTGAGCTAAAAGATGTAAAAAATATTCAGCGTCCATTCCATCACTATAATTGTGATTATGTTTATCTAAAAAAGAATTAATTTGATCTTTTACTATGTTAAGTGCTTTGTAATGCTCAACAAAAGTATTAGTAAGTTTTTCTATATTTATATTCATAATTTTTTTCTCCATGTTTAGATGGCTCATTATTGAGCCACCTGTATAAATTCATAATATTTGTTAATCATAAATGTGTTAGTCCATTCTCTAAAAGAACTAACATGACCCATATCTGCTATTGTTCCAAAATCTTCATAATCTAAAACAGACCATTCAATGCAAATAGGCTCATAACGAGTTTCATCTATTGCAATTACTTTTCCTGTTCTTTTAAAATTTTTAAATTTAATTTTGTCTCCAACTCTGATGACAAAATCTTTAGGATAAGCAGATACAAATAATTTTGTTGTTGTGCTATTTTTTATACCAAAAATGTGCATATTTTTTTTCTCCATAATTAATAAAACAGATAAACATTTATACAACATAGTCAACACATATATTCACATTATTTAACATTTAATTTATTATTTGCATATTTTCGCTATTTGTTCTATTTGTTATTAGAAGTATTTTTCATAAAATATTCCTTCCGAATGGCTGGTCGCTGTTTTTTTTAAATTTTTTTCTCCAAATTAAATTTCTTTAAGAATGACCAGCCTTTTGCTATATTTAGTATGTGAAAGAGTCCGACATACAAATAGAAGTAGTAGATTGGTTTAAGTCTAAACAATCAGAATACAGGTTCAGAATATTCTCAGTTCCCAATGAGGGTCAAAGAAAAGTGTGGTTTTTAAACAAATTAGTAAGAATGGGACTAAAATCTGGCGTTCCTGACCTAATACTTGAGTTTCCTAAGGGTCGTATGGTTTATCTTGAGATCAAAGCTGAGAAAGGAAAGTTATCAGAAACACAGCAAAATTGGTTAAAAGTGTCAAAAGTCTTTCATACCCCTCACTATGTGCTTTATGGCTCTGTAGAGGCAAATATGAGCCTTTTAGAGGGTATTTTAGATTTATATCCTGATGCCAAGATCAAATCTGACAAAAATCCTTTACAACCCCAAGAGGTATAACATTTCTGTCTCCAAAACCACCATCTAGGCTGTAACTAGCAAAAGTATATAAATTGTTCTTATCTTTCTTAAAAATAAATGCGTAAGTAATAATCTCAACAGGTTTCATTTTTGTAAATTCTTCCATACTTCCAATGGTGCTATCGCCAATAATATCAAACCAACTGATTTTGTGTAAATAATAGCTTTTGTTATCTAGGACTATTCTATTTTCGCTTTTTCTTTTTTCTTCTTTTTTTTGCACTTCTTCGTCTCTTACGCATAGGTCTTTTATCAATCAAAACTGCAAGTGTTGATGTTGTTGTAATTCCACTCATTTCCCTACTCGTCTTTGTGCTGTTCTATGTGCTGAAGAAAAAGTTGCACCCCTTTTCATAAGTCTAGCCATTAACCTCATATGTTTCAATGAATGATGCCTTGCATGACTATTCATTGTTTTTCTTTGTCTAGGTTTCAGGTCTTTGACAATATTTTTAATTGATGCAACTTTAACCACTATTTCTTTTTCTTTTTCTTTTTATTCTTCTTGCCCTTTTTCTTCATTCCCTTTGAATGAGAGCCTTTTCCTGTAT